CGGTTTTATTGGCGCAATCACTGGCTTAGAAACAGTTACTACATTAACAGCAGCATCAACATTGACTACTGCACAAAGTGGTACAACTTTCTTTTTAAACTCTGCAACAGAATTTGTAACTACACTTCCTGCACCTGCGGCTGGTTTGATGTACACATTCATCGTAGGCGCAGCTCCTTCTGGCGCAAGTTATACCATCGTTACTACATCAAGTGCTAACATTATCAAAGGTCAAGCGTATCCTGCTTCTGGTGCAGCCGGTGATACTGGCACTGCTGATGACACCATTTCTTTTGTTGATGCACAAGCTGTTGCTGGCGATCAAGTTACTGTGATCAGTGATGGTACATCGTGGTTTGCAAAAGCGTTTTGCGCGGTTGCGGCTGGTGTGACATTTACACAAGCTAGCTAATTTGATGAGGCGTTAATTCGCCTCATTTCAATCAACAGGGGAGCATCATGGCTGACGCAGTAGCATCACAAACATTGCTTGACGGTGAACGATTGTTTATTGGCAAGTTTACAAATATCTCTGACGGCACAGGTGAAACTGCGGTTGTCAAAATTAATCCATCAACACTTAGCGTAAATGCATTTGGTCGTGCATGTAATGGCGTTAAGATTAATAAAATATGGGCAACCACACATGGCATGGAAGTCCGTATTTTATGGGACGCAACAACAGATGTTTTTGCATGGATGATTCCGCAAAATACCAATTATCTAATGGATTTTTCTAGTTTTGGTGGTTTGCAAAACAATGGTGGAACAGGTGTTAACGGCAACGTGTTATTCACAACAGCAGATATGTCTGCCGGTGATATGTACACAATTGTCATTGAGTGCATTAAAACTTATGCAAACGCATAACAGAGGATACGATCATGGGCGCAACATTAAAATACGGTGAGTTTGAATTTGGACCGCAAATGCATTACAGCAAAGGCGGTGCGTGTGGCTACAAAGAAGGTGGCACCGCTAAGAAAGCATCATCATCTACTATGTGCAAAGCAAAAGGTGGCAAAGTAGCTCCTAAAATGTGCAAAGCAGAAGGCGGAAAGGTAGTTGAAAAAGCTACTGGTGAAAAGTACGCCAGCAAAAAAGCAATGATGCAACATGAGAAACGTGAATCACCACGCGAGCAACGCCAGGAAATGATGAAAGGAAAAATTCCTGTTCGCAAGTCAGTTCCTGTGGCATCGAAGTCACCTTTGATTGCTATGAAGAAAGGCGGTAAGTGTTATGCGGATGGTGGACGAGTAAATGCAGAGATAGACAAAGCAATTGCAGATGGACGAGCTATGCCAGGTGCAGAAGCTAGAGCTGCGTATGCTAGAAAAATGGAATCAAATAAAGCACGCGCAATAGCAGAAGCACAAATGCGAGATAATGCAGCTAGACAAGCTAGACCACAAGTGCAAAACATGCCTAGCAATGCCAATTTGACAATGGCACCAAGTAGAAACCCAGCAATAACTGATATGAACAATCCACAAGCTCCACAATATGGCAAAGGCGGAAAAGTAGCACCGTCTAAGAAAAAATAGATTTTACACCGACTATTCAATTATAATTGGATAACACGGGCAACTGTATCAGTATGCCGTCAAGACTTTTAAACTGAGGTTACGATGGCATATTCTGACAGCATTTCTAATACAACATTTAACGCTCTGAAGGTAGTGGATCACGCCTTTCGACGTTGCCGATTAACAGCGCAGGCGATTACTGCTGAGATGCAGGATTATGCTTTGGATTCGCTGTATCTTTTCTTGTCTGAACTAGCAAACATCAAACCACCGAGCTGGTGCATTGAGAAGGTCATCCTTCCAATGTACGAAAATCAGCCAATTGTGACACTTCCAATTGGCACCGTTGATGTACTAAATTTAAATTATCGTGTCTTGCAGTTACTTTCTGGCGCAGAAACCACAACATCCACCAGCTATAAAGTTGATTTTACATCACAGACTGTCGTCACGACTGTGGGTATCAACTGGTCAGCAAATTCGGTTGCGGTTACGTTTCAAGTCAGTGATAACGGGTCAACATGGATAACCGTTGGATCATCTAATGTCACGGCTGTTGCTGGTGATATTGTTTGGACTGATATTTCTGCGGCTAAGGCGTATAGTTATTTTAGAATAACGTCAACGAGTCCGATGAGCTATTACGCTATTACGCTTGGCAATATGCCACAAGAGATTCCACTTGGTTTACTTAACCGCGACGACTACGTTAATCAAAGCAACAAAGTTTTCCCATCTCGCCCAAACTCTTATTGGTTTCAACGTGACTTGCCAAGTCCAGTGGTCAATATCTGGCCTGCACCATTTCTTGCGGCAGAGCAGGCACAGTTGATTCTTTGGCGGCAAAGACAGATTATGGACACCACAAACCTTCAACAAGACGTAGAAGTTCCTCAGCGTTGGCTTGAAGCTATCGTAAATGGTCTTGCTGCGAGAATGGCGGCAGAAACACCCGCAGTTGATGCTAATTTAATTCCAGTGCTTGATCAAAAGGCGGCTATGTCAATGCAACGTGCATGGGATGGTGACAATGATGGTAGTCCAACAAAAATTAATCCTGGCATTGGTTGTTACACAAAATGAGCATTTATTTAGACACAACAGGAGAACCTACACTTGGCATTGGAATATGTGCCAGATGTTCGCGTAAATTCAAATTAGCTGAATTGCATCCTGATCCTAATTACCCAAACTTAATGGTGTGCAAAGAAGATACCGACGAATACGATCCTTATCGTCTTGCACCAAGACCGCCAGATCAAATTGTGTTGCCATTTAATCGACCAGACGTTTCACTTAACACGCATCCTGCTGGTGTAATCCAAGAGGCTGGCGACGAATTTTTCATTACCGAAGACGGTAATTCTTATCTGGAGATGTAAAGAATGTCTGACGTACCAAGTAATTTAATTCCCACACGGATAACGCAGCTACCACTAGCACCTGTTGCATCAGAAGACAGTTTGATGATGATTGTTTACAACGGCAATAATTATCAAATCAGAGTTGGAGATCTTTTGAGTGTTGCTGGTGTTCCTACAACACGGCAAGTTATCGCTGGCACCAGTTTAACGGGTGGTGGTCAACTTTCTAGCAATGTAACGCTTAGTGTGGCAAATGGTGGTATCACTAGCACACAGCTAAGTGCCACAGGCGTTACTGCTGGATCTTACGGTGATGCCACAAATATTCCTGTTTTTACCGTAGATTCAACTGGTCGCGTCACTGCCGCATCAACGATTGCCGCAACCATTTCTGGCTACGTTCCTACCACACGTCAAGTGATTGCTGGTACTGGTT